TGTATCTGGCAGAACAGTTCACACTGGGTGCTCAAGAACCACATGGCTAGGTTCTTAAGAATCTCCTAGCAATCTCTCTCGGATGGACATATCTTATCCACAGCACTCCGTTGTAAGTCAAGTAATCACTGCAAGCCTTTGGCAAGGTTTCCGTGCCAGCTAGGTGCAAGTGCCCTGATCTGGTGACTTAGTCTTCGACCTGTGATAAGAGTCCAAGTGATAGAGAGATTTTCTCTAGCAAAAGAAGTAAGTGAAAGGAACATTATGACTTACGATAACACAACTAACAAACTATACAAACAAGGGTTTCAACCTAAGAATACATTAAGTGATCTGGTTGGCGACAAAGCATCTAGCCTAATCGCACCAACTATACAAAATGTAGATACTGGGCTGAAGTCCACGTCTAAACCTAGGGGAGAAGCATTAACTAGGGTAACTAATCCGCATAATGCGTATCTTCAACCATTGGCAAATCCAGTGGAACTTGTCTGTGAAGCTTCAACTGAGAAAGCAGGTGAAGAAGTCAGAGTAATAGCTCAGGCTGTCATTCTTATCAAAGATGAGAAAACAGACAAGTTACACGTTGCCAGTGCAAGATACACAGGCGTTGACAAACAAGCCAAGACAGTATTCACAAAGGTGGATTGGGCTGTTAAGGCTTGGACTGGTTACATTGGACAACACAGAACTCCTTTGTATTGGAGTCTTGGCGCTGAATTCAACATGCCTGAAATCCAACAACAGGAAGTTGGTAACTAATGTTTGATCGAAAGAAACATTGGAGATTACTAACTGTTGTGTGGTTTAGCTTTGCGCTGAGCCACAAGAAAGGATTCAGAAATGGACAATGATTGGACTTGGTTAGATGATTTGGAGTTTATAGTTGAAGACTTCATAACTGGCGAACTTAGGTAAGCCAGGTTAGGGGATATGCCCGAAAGGGTGTGTCCCCTAATTTTTTGATCCTTTTTGCCTAGGGGACTTCCCCTAGGTAACCCCTGTTTCTAGCACTTTAGTGCTAGAAATATCTAGAAAGTAGACCTGTCTACTTTCTTGCCCCCTGTATAACCCTGCGGGAGTCTTTGACTCACGAAGGATGCCTAGGGCTGGCATACACGAATAATAACAACGACAGAATTGTACAATGATTCACACGTACTGTTGAACATCAGGTTGGTGATTAGCACATAGTGAACAACATGAACTCATCCTGTTGTTGTTGTAAGGCTGCTCTACGTAAACCCAGGAAAACACAAAGGGAAGGCCATACGTAATATTGCAGGCGCACATATAAGTATTATCTCTTTTATAAAAGTTCTTTAGAGAAACTGAAAGAACTTTTAAAAAGAGATAAAGGAAAGGACCACTCATGGAACAGCCTACTAGACCAACTCACGTTAGTATTGACGGAGTTCTACACAGACTGGTTGGTGTTACTGATTACAACAAGATGCAAACAGATCGTATCAAGTTGCAGTTAGAGTACGACACTCATCAGCAAGACATTCGTGACAACATTGACTTATGTCGTGTTATCGCTGGTGATGACAAGTCACCATACTTTGGCAAGGCTACTGAAACTATGCGTATAGATAACGTACAAGACCCAGTAGAATATGCCGACACTTACTTACAACCATACACAATAGTTCAGGAGGACTAATGAGCAACACAAGAAACATACGATACGACTTACCAATTAACGAACCACTCGTAGTAGGTACCGATGACATTATTGTGGCTGGTAATGTTGTTGGCAGAGAAGACATTATTGCAATACCAAACGACAAGTATACTAGTGACATGGAAGAACTTGCTTTACTTCGCAAAGAGAAAGACGCATGTCAGTCTGCAATCAGGGACATGGCAGATGACAAGCAAGATGTTAGCATGTTTTCGCATGACGTTTGGTTTCCCGATGACGTTGAGTTAAACTACGATCTTGAAGACGAAGATTGGCAAAGTGATTACTGGAACCCGTTTGATTCACACGAGGTGTATGATGAATAAACTAGATATATTTCGCAAGTGCTACTGCAAGGAGTGCATATGAGAGTATACAACAGTGGTGGTTGTGTTAGGGGGCCAGAAGGTGAAGACAAGTACGGCAATATCATAAGACACAATTACAATCCTGATAATACTGACGTGGAGATTTGTATTATATGCTGTGAGATTATTCATGGCTATGGTCACAATCCATACCCACTAGCAGATTTTGGGAAGTGCTGCACAAGTTGTAGCGCAAAAGTTCTTAAGCACAGGCTTAAGAACAAATGGGGTGCTGGTCGTTAAGTTCCTTTCTACCAGCATCCTAGCAACTAACAGACGCCCAGCTCTATGCTGGGCGTTTTTATTTATCGGGGAGCAGGCTAGATTGACGTGTAGGATTTGTGATGCCTACGCCGAAAGGATTGCATCACTTTAAAAGACGGCGATTGGAGCCGTCATGAGGAGAACAATGTCCCCCTGCTTCCCATTAAACCACACAGAAAGGAGGCGTATGCCTTACATACCAATGACTGAAGCCGAGAAACGTGCAATAGTCAAACAAAAGCTAGAGAAGCTCAACATACCTGTGGACAATGATGACACATGGTTAGATGTACAGATACTAGCAAAACAAAATGGCTTAGATATTACACAATTGCTTAAGCCAGTAGTTCCTGACCACATGATGATGGACAAGAATAGTCAAATCAATCATGAGGTTCCCAAGCCTGTTCAGGCTGAAGACGTAAAACCCAAAGTTAAGAAAGTCAAGAAATCTGCTATGGGGTTTACACAATCTGTAGAACCACCAACATCAGGATACACATTATAAACAACAAATGATAAACTTTGTAAGAAAGGGGGAATCAATGGCATCTATTGGAGAACATCTACAAGCAGTTGCACAGCAAGCTAGTGCACTTATTAAGCGTGTAGAAAAAGAGCCACTCAATGTAACTGATTACATTGATAGTAGCGAGTTCAAAGCTACTAGAGATTACATAAATAAAATTGCAGACAGAACTATTAGTTAGGAGGACTTATGTCGCACATTAAATTCAATCCTGTAAACGAAAGAAAACACGTAAACAGGTTCACCGAAGAAGGTGAGAAGATTATCAAATGGATAAAGATGGCAAAGCCATATCCCGTAATACTCATGGGTGCGGCAGGTTGTGGTAAAACACAAGCTGTTGAGGAGTATATCAAGAGAAACAACTTGACGGCACAGCACGTAGCGTGTCACCCTGGTCTTGAAGTTAACGACATCTATGGTGGTTGGTCAGCCAAAGCTAGTGAAAACGGAACACCAACTATGCACTGGCAAGATGGCCCTTACACAATAGCAGCTAAGCAAGGTCATGTCATGCTGCTTGATGAGATTACAAGACTAAACCAACAACACATCGGTAAGCTTATGCCTACACTTGATGAAACAAGATTGTTAAACAATCCCGAATCTGGTGAAGATACAATAAAAATTCACAAAGAATTTCAGATGATTGCTACAGCAAACCCACCAGCTGTTGGTTATAACACAGTAAACCTTGACGAAGCATTGAAGTCAAGAGCAATGATTTACAAGTTCATTGACAAACCATTGTGTGATGAAAGACAAACAATGTCTGACATACTTGGTGGTGATGAAACATACACAAATGCTTTCATGAATTGGGCAGAAGACTTGCGTTCTAATGCAAGCACAGCGATATCAACTAGAGATTTGTGTTACTTAGCAAAGATGGTTGGTAGAGGCTTTACTGCGATGGAAGCAATCGAATTAAATTACAAAGACAAAGTAGCTGACGACAAGAAAGGTGTTGTACTTACTGGTGCATCAGCACACTTTGAACAATAGGAGGTTCTTATGAGTAGGAGCTGGAGAGAGTGGAATAAGTACACAAGCGAAACTCCACGTAAATGGAACAGGAAGGATCGTAGGGGTGCTGTAGGACATTGTTGTAAGTATCATCACGATATGGATGCATATGATTACGACAAAGAACGTGATTTACGTGAAGGCAAAAAAGAACATTTACGAGAAATACAACTAGCAATAAGAGGGGGACATACATGGCTAGAACAAACAAGTTAAAAAAGAGATACAAAAGTCCTGCTGACTTGCGTAGAGATCACAGGAACTTTACAAGTCATTTGGCAAAAGACCTTCAGGTTGAGTTTGAGAGCTTTGACTTGGGTGAAATAAATGATCATGGAGAACAACTTGATACAGTTACAGGTATTAAAGTTGATCAGTATCACAGACTTATAGTGCAAAGACCAAAAGGTCGTTTGACGTTTGATTCAAACTTACTGACAGCTGGTCAAGTTAAGTTTTCTAATCACAAAATTTCACAACAAGTACGCCGAAACATATCTACAAAGCTGTCTGAAGAATCTAACAAGAAAGATAAAATAAGCCACAGCGAACAAGAAGGTAACTATGGTGGTGGTGGTGCTTATGACCAAGCTTGTGAGATTTACGATGCTGTGTACAACATACTAGAAAACTTGCGTACTGCTACTAAATCTTCTGAACATTTCAACAGACCGAAAATGTTGAAAGACCACATGAAAGACGTTAAGAAATCAACAACAGATGTTTGGCAAACACAAGTACAGTATTCAGCAGCTCAATCAACACTTAAAAAAGACAAGCATTGGTACAACAGAGATAAGCTAGAGTATACCATTGCATGGAGTGAGCTTAGAAAATGGTTGTATGGTTTTATAAACATAGCTGAAATACAAGACCCAATTGTAAAAACAATTGTAATAAAACACAACCAGCTATTGTCAAGAGCATCCAAGTCTAAGAACAATGTGTCGCCAATACATGCAGCACTTACTGTTGCGTTAGACTTTGAAATGCACACTCAAGATACAATGGGGAATGGTCTTAGTAGTTCACCTAATGCAACAAAAAGTGAAGATGATAGTGACGAACACAGAGATGTTTACAAGGGTACGTTGCCAAAAGATAATCAAGATGTAGAAGAAATAGCACAAACAATCATCAAAGATGGTGTAAGAGATTACGTAAAAGAAACAAACCAAGAGCTTGCAGAAGCTGGTATGCCTGCAATAAACGCAGACCCTACTCAAGATGCTGACTTTGACAAGATCAGACAAACAGTAGAAGAAATGGATAACGTCAAGAGATTGAATGTAAAATGTTCTGGTGTTGTAAGCAAACCTACTGGCACAAGACCTTACCAAAGCACAATAGACTTGTCTGGTATTGAGTTAGATGAATCATCTGACAGAACAAGAATGGCAACCAATTCAAGGGGTTTCAAGCCAATCAGAAATTCGTGGAGATTACCAGTTCTTGGTGATGTTAATGTGTTTAAAAAGCATCCAACAACATCTGCTGAAATCATTACAATCATTGATGGCTCTGGTTCTATGGGTTACGTTAGAGATCTTAACGAAAGAAAACAATCAAACATAACTTATCCAATGGAGCAAGCTACTGATGTAGCAATGGCAATCAAGAAAAGGTTTCCTGACTCTACAGCTTACATCTTTGGCTTTCCACAACAAAACGAAAGAGATAGTGCTAGATACATTATTGCAGGGTTATACGAGATTACAGAGAATGCTTTTCCTATTTTCCCAGGCAGTGGCACTCCACTATGTGGTGCACTAAAAACTCTTGAGAAAGTACACAATCTTGACCATGCAAAAATTATCATGGCTACTGATGGTGATGCAAACTCTTGTTGGGACAGAGATCCACAAGAATGTGTACACAATGTAATTGACAGTTGGAGAAACAAAGGTGTGCAGGTTGCAACTTTATACACACCTTACGACTATTCGCCGCCACCAAAGTCATTACACAATGACATTACAATCACAGCAAAATACTTTGAACCTGTGAGTAATCAACAAATTCAAGATGTGTTCAACTTTATAGGGAGGTAACATGTACAAATACAATGATTTTTCAACAAGTATACGTCAACATCTGCGTTATTCGTTGTACTACGCTGTAAGCGAAAAACTAAAGAAAGCAATGAAACAAAATCAACGCATAGCAACTCACATGGTTATGGGTGGCAACGTTATGAAGTCTAGTCCTGAGAACATTAAAGAGTATGAAGCAACAAGCGAAGAAACTCTTAGGATGCTTAAAGGTGGGATGGACAACAAATCAATTGAAGAACTAAAACGAGAGAAAGCATGGCAAGTTGTGCCAGTTCCAATTGTATGTCCATTACCTTTTGACGAAAGCGACAGGCTAAAACTTATGAATTTAGCTTTGAACGACACAGAAGCACTGATGTATGCTTATGTAACAGAAGCTATTGGCGTTAAAGAAAGCGTGTTAAATCAAAACGAAAAGCTTTTTGCGTCTAAGCCTAGCGATGCACATCCTGACAACATTACTAATTACGTTGTTGTTAGTATGATGGCTAACAAGCTTCAACCACAAACATACGCAGCTGAAGTTACACTCAGCATTATTAATCGGGAAGGTGAATATGGCAGACGACTTGGAGAGTTCAAACGCTACAAGTTAGCTGAAACCTTTATGTCACACTTACCAACAACACAACACTTACAACCAGACTGGAGGAAAGATGTCAGGTAAAGCAAAATACTGCGAAGAATGCAAAGGCTATGGTGGTCTTTTCGTTCAAGTAATTAAACGATACGGCGATGATCGTATCAAAGAAAGGTATCCTGAAAAACCTGCAAAAGAAAATTGCGAACCTTGTAAAGGTACAGGAATGGTGTCTGTTACTACAGACAAAGAGCCAGTGTTTGAGGTCGCAAGTCCTGAACCAGAACACAATAGCATTCTTGAAGACATGAAAGAATTGATAGATATTGTAGATGATTCAGACGAAGTGCACACATTGGTTAGCGAAGAAGAATACACTGCTAATGTAGAAACTGATCAAGAGTATGCAGACAGAGTTGCTGAAGATCCTGGTGCTGACATAGACGTACCATCTGAAGCACCCGAACCTTCTGAAGACGAACCAGACTACGAAAACGATGTCGTAGATGAAGATGACCCTGTTGTCTTTGAAGAAACGCCTATTGAAGACATGGAAGGAGAGATGCCATTATGATGGAAGAAGATTTTATCAAGGACATTTTGTGGTACAAATCTTTAGCTAAACAAGCAACAGTTAAAGCAAAACAGCTGGAGGTTACATTGCGTCAAAAGTTCAATGAGATTGGGCTAGACGCTACAGAAGTCGGCCCATACAAACTACAACTCAGTCATCAATCAGTTGACTGGGATGCTGATATCATAGATACTATCAAAACTATTAAGGGTGTCAGTGAAGACGATAAAGAAAAACTATTCATGCCAATCAAACGTAAGGCTAATGGTGTTCATCTAAATTCTATTGCCAAAAAATATGGCAAAACAGTTGCAGATAGAATACAACAAGCTAGAAAAGAGAGTGGCGAAACGTTTAAAATATCAACCGATAGAATGGAAAACAATCTCATCGATAATGCTGCTAGTGAATTTTTACACCAAGCAGATGATGAGGAACAGGAGAACGAACTATGAGTAACATAGATAAATACGAAGACATAAAAGCTATGGCTAAAGACTTTCATGCGTCAGGCTTTTTTCAATCAATCAAAAATCCACAACAAGCGTTAGTCACAATCATGGCTGGACGTGAGTTAGGCATGGGGCCTTTTGAGGCAATGAGCAACATATACGTTATACAAGGTAGACCAGCGTATTATGCTCACAAATATGGTGACATGATCAAGAGAACAGGTAAATACAATTACAAGGTTGAAAAACTTACTGATACAGAATGCGTAATTGATTTTACAGAAGATGGGAAATCGATTGGGAAATCAGAATTTACGATGGACGATGCCAAAAAAGCAGGTCTGGGTGGAGTCAATTGGACTAAGTACCCACGCAACATGCTTTATGCTAGGGCTATTACAAATGGTGCTAGATGGTATTGTCCTGACGCATTCAATGGTGCTGCGTATGAACCCAGCGAACTTGGTGCAGAAGTAGAGTTTGACGAACAAGGTACACAAACAATCATATCAGTACCAGATGAAGATGTGGTTGTCAAAGATACTGCAACATCTTCAGAACCTGTAGAAACATTTACAGAAACTGCTGATGATGATGGTCACCTTGCACTTCAAGTTGATAAAACAATGTCAAGACCTGGCCTTACGATCACAGACGCAGCTGACTTTGAGATAGGTTCTTTCGTAGAGAGAGAATCAAGCACTGGCAACAAGATGGGTTCTATATCCATCATCACAGCTTACACATTACCAGCTGGGGTTGTTGCAAGATGGGATGAGTTTACTGTATCGCCAATGGAATTTGCAGAGAAAACTGAAATGTACAGAAGTCTTCAAGCTGGAGATAAGATTCGTGCAAAGCTTAGTTTTGAAGCTAAGGTAATGGGTGGACAAGAAAAAAATTACATGAACATTAGTGTAGTTATGGTCTATCCACGTGATGAACAAGAATAATTCCGTATCTGTTCTATACACGTTTCAGGGGTGTTGCGTGTATAGAACTAGAACTAGAACTAATAACAGAGAACTATTAAGAACTATATTTAGGAGAACTTATGAATAGAACTAATTTGTACAATACTTTGTACGAACAAGTTTGTGATGAAGCTGACGCAATTGATTGGGGTGACCAAACTCACGAACAAAAGCTTGAGTGGATAACAAACGAAACACGAAGAAGACACATTGATTTACAAAAACCTGACACACCTGACATTGATGCAATTGCACAATTAAACTATGAAAACAGGAGAGTATAATGTACGTAGTTGATATGAAAGCAACAGCAATAAAGCTGTACGAAGAGGTCTTAGAACCAACATTGAAAGATAACGTAAGCTTAGGTATCTTAGATCTTTTCTCAGGATCAATGCAATATTGGCCCGATCACACAATTATGGAGTTGTGTAAGTTACACGAAATTACACCTGAACTAATGGAAGTACAAGATTCTGAAAAACCACTTAGGAACTCATACAACGTAAAAGCTAGGTTGTTGTCGTTTATGAAGAACAACACGTCAAAAGACAAGACGTATTCTTTCAATGAGTTGGCACAGCTAACCAAAATGATTCCGAATACTACGTATCAATATTTGCACAGGTGTGCAAGACAAGGTATACCAATCAAATGGATTGCTGTCATCAATGGTGATAACCAATACTATTGGGATCAAACAAACGATTACATGCTTTCAACAGAATCATTTAGCATTGATGATGCAGAGGCAGACAATGAGTGAGTTTAAACCATTGTTTGACAACGTAGACCCACGTAACCATCCTAACAGAGATTTTGCAAAGCCAGTGCTACCTGACAGGTCACCAAAACTAGCAGATGATGTTATCAAAGATGACAGCATACGAATACGTGACAAGTTTCCAGGTCATGCAATGCCATTGTCAGTACCATGTTTTTGTGATGGTATGTTGTGGGTAATGCCTACGATAGATGGTAAAACCTTTGGTGTAGGTCACCCTGACTTCGGCAAAGCAATAGCTTGCAGCTGTTACGCAGCAGAAGGTCAAGGCAAGAAACGACAATACTTGTGGGACTTGTCTGGTTTACATCAAGACGAGAAACAGCCAACCTTTGGCGACTTTAAAGAATCATTGTCACCTGATGCTGGTTATGCAAAAGAATCTGTAGTCAATTGGATAAACGACAAAGAAAACAATTGGCTGATACTTGTCGGGCCACCTGGGTTAGGTAAGACACATCTATCTAGGGCGGCAACTACAAGCCTGATTGGACTCAACAAACCTGTTATGTTTGCTACTGTACGTAACATACTTAACAAAAGTCGTGAGATGATATCCAACAAGAAAAGCGATCAATGGATTAAGTACCTTGAAAGTTTGGAAAATATGCAGTATCTTGTGTTAGATGACTTAGGACAAGAGTATGCTACTGATTGGAGTAGACAAGTATTGTTTGACATCATTGATACACGTTATGAAAGCAGAAGACCTACACTTATCACCACAAATATTCATGTCAAAAATTGGGCAGAGTATCTTGGCAGTGCCTGTGCAGACAGGTTACAAGACTACAACCTAAGTAAGCATGTCATTATGACTGGTAAGAGTGTAAGACAAAAAGCAAACCGAAATGGATAGAAGTACATGGAAAAATTGGGAACGTAAAGTTGCTGAATGGTTTGGTGGAGATCAGGTAAACGCAAAACGTATACCTGTAACTGGCAGACAATCAGGCGATGTTCCCGATGTAGAAACAATTAGCTTTGCGATAGAAGTAAAAGCTGGCAAAGTAGTCAGTTCACGTACTCTTAAAGCAATAGACCAAGCAAAAAAAGCAGGTATATCTACAGGAAAAATACCTGTTGTAGTACAAATACACAAAGTAAACAAAAGCGTAGCAATACCATTAGTTACGTTAGACCTTGCTACATTCTTAAAACTTACAGAACCAATACGCAAGGAAGAAAGACGCATAAAAAAGAGCTTGGATTCATCAAAAGAATTGGGAATTTAATATTCCGAAAAGCATATTTTGAAACTGTCCTACATCATTTGTAGAACATTCCAAAAAAATATATAATGAGAATCAAGTTCTCATATTCTCTGGCGAGATATGTAGGGACGCATGACATAACGTTGTGCGTCCCTTTTTTTTTACATGCGAAAGTCAAACTGGTAAAAGGTCTTCCTGTCCCTAGTACCTTCCCCACACTTAGGACACATCTCAACAGTGTCGTCATACCCTGTAATCACTTCAAAATTTTCTATTTCACAATCAGGGTTATTACACAAAAATTCATACAATGGCATTAGTTAGGTTTCCTTGCTACTTCGCCCATCAACACTTCAATGTTTCCATCTACTGTCCAATTAGCACTGGTAACTGTACTAGATACAGTCAACGCCTTTGTAATCAAACTGTTGTCCCCACCTATTCTATTAAACGTTATCTCTAATTCTCCGATATCTAGCTTTTTCAAATCGCATGTACCACCACTAGAAACAATGTTTTCTAACTTTAGTTCGTTTACATAAACCTTTGAAGAACTAATAGTGTCTAACGGCGAAATGTGTATTCGGTCATATAACCCACCTTCTGTCTGTAATAGGTCTGCCATATAGTAACCACCCGAAACACGCAAGTTAGGTATAGTAGATGAAGCTGTTTGATATACAGACAATCCGTCTGCTTGATTATTAGTAAGCGTTACTTTATTTGCATTTATATTTTCAAGGTTTAATGTTTTACAGCTATTTCTACTAAAGGTTAACTTGCCAATTTCTATTCTTGTGTTGTTGCCATCAATCAATATAGCTTCTGTTTTACCTGATGGTAAAGCTGATGGTTGCCCATTAGATGCGTAAGATGTTCCTACGTTTACATTTGATATATCTATAGTTTCTACTGGAGTATCATTAAGAAGAACTCTAAGAGTGTTAGTTGTAACTTCTTCTTGCATTTGTTCTTCTAATTCAGAGTTAGGCATATTAGATGGTGCAAGATATACACCTGCATCACGATTACTAAACGATCTTTCTGCAAGTACAGTTTCATTTATAACTACACCTGTAGTAGCTGTACTACCAACAACCAGGAAGGAAGCGGCCATCTGTGGACTGAATCCTAGCTTAAGAAGTAATGAGTACGGACTTGCTGCAACTTGAAAAAACCTGTGCCACTTCTTACTTTCTTGATCAAGATAATCAATTTTTGCAAATATATAATCACGTATTATTACGCTTTTTTTATAGGCCTGGATAGATAACAGTAACGGAGATTTAACAATAAAAACAATCATCCTTTTAAATGCACGCAATATTTCATACGCAAAGTTAAACGCACCTTTAATTATTCCAAAAGGTATTCCTAATATTTTTTTAATTATACGTATTATTTTTTTCATGAATACAATTCTCCAATAATAATTATACTTGCTAGACACAGACTAAGCAAAGCAGTTGACACAACTAATTTCTTTTTAGTTTTTTTCTTATTCATCTTCTAATATTTTCATGCCTAGTGCTATTATACCTCCAATAGTTGCTGTGCTAACTTCAGGTATACCTTCAATTAGTCCTACTATTGCTAATACTCCAAGAACTATTATAGCTAAAAATATTTGTGGTCTAAATTTACCCATCATTTTTTCTTTTTATTTCTTCTTGCAAAGTTCCTAGCAGCTTCTTTACTACCGAATCCCCATGCTTTAAGAGCTAGTTTAAGTCTTGTAGGTCTACCTTTCTTGTCTTTAAGTGGACCTGCCATACCACCAAAACGTGCAGCAAAGCTTACACGCCTAGGATTTGTACCTTTTTTAATTGGTCTTTTAAGATTAGACCCTTCGGTTCGTTTAAAATGTGCACGACCTGCTGCATTTAAACCACCTTTAGGGTTTTGATATTTTTTCTTAGGCACTTCTTACCGCCTTCTTTACTTTTCTAGAATACTTAGCACGACTACCTACGCCACCAGCTTTACGTTTCTTACGATTACTTGCAGCTTTTTCTGATGCAGTCATTCTTTCACGTACAGACTTAGGTAAATATCTACCACGTTTACGTTTAGGTTTTTTTTCATCACCTTTAGTAACGTAACCCCATTTCTGTTTACCCCATTTACTTAATGATCTTTGCGACTTAGCTTTGGCCATTATTTATAGCCTCCACCAGCTTTCTTATATGCACGTGCAAGCATTTGTGCTTTACGTGCAGACCATTGACCTCTTGAACCACCTTTGCTTCCAGCTTTAATACGTGAAAACAAACGTTTTCTCATAGTAGGTTTAGTGTAATTACCAGCCTCGTTAACCCGTGACTTAGTTTTCTTTTTGGTTGTTTTCTTTTTACTTGCCATTACCTTTTAATATTCCTAATCCATTTTTACCTGCAAGACTTAACCATTCTTGCGGCGTAACATTTCCGTCTTCTAGTATATCAGCAAATAATTTGCCAATCCTTTCCAACTCTTCTTTTTCATCTACATTTTTTAATGTAGCTAGAAAGAATTTGATAATGTTTTTATATGGTTGTGGTATTAATGGCATTAATGATGTAAATAATTTCATCATTATTCCCCCTAACTTATTTTTTCTTTTTCTTTTTTTTCATTGAAGACCCGTTTCGTTTCCTCACGTTGATTTTCTTTGCCTTGTAGGCTTTCCCCATTGGCATGGTTAGCTCCTTCTTCTATTTGTTTAGTTAAGTTTAAAACTTGCATTTCAAGTTCTACAATCCTTTGGTTACGACCTTGCACCAAAGCTAATAAATTTTGTATTGTCTGTTCCTCTGATGTCATTTGCTTCTCCTATTCATTGTCTGCATCATAGTCATCTTGGGTTAAGTATACCTTAATACCCAAGCCACTTAAATTATTCATTGCATTAAGCTCGTCTGTTAATACTGCCCAACCATCAGTATCATCGTATGTAGTAAAACCACCTGACCATGTATGTATTGCTGGGACATCATGAACAACCTCATGAGTTGTAGTATTAATATCACCCACTCTTAATGGTTTTGCTCCACTATTTAATGTAATATTTGCAGGACTGCTTTCAAGATCAATATTATTTATATCAACAAGATTAGTAAAATAATA